TTCGCGTCCTCACCTGGCTCTGGCAGCAGCCCGGCGGGCGCACCAGCTATCAGCCATGGCACGTGCGGGTGTGGGCGGCGATGATCCGCCGGCATCTGTCGCTGCCGCATAGCCTGGCTGTCGTTACTGACGTGCCGGGCGACTACGGCGATGTAGAGGTGATTCCACCACCTCGCGATTTCGAGGACGTGCGCATTCCCACATGGGGGAAGCGCATGCCGCAATGTTTGCGCCGGTTGGCGATGTTCCGCCCCGACGCAGCGGAGATATTCGGCGAGCGGTTCGTATCGATGGACCTCGATTGCGTCATCAGCGGTCCGCTGGACCCGCTATTCGACCGCGACGAGGACGCCGTCTTCTACCGCGGCACCACGCAGGCGCGCCCCTACAATGGCAGCATGACCATGCTGCGGGCCGGCGCCCGGACGCAGGTCTATAACGAGTTCTCACCTGAACGGGCGGCTGAGGCTGGACGGCAGTATCTCGGCTCCGACCAGGCCTGGGTGTCGCACATCCTCGGCCCAGGCGAAGCGGTTTGGGAGGCACCTGACGGCGTTCACGCATGGGGCAGCCGGCGCAACGTCGGCGAGGCACGCGTGACGTTCTTCCTGCAGCCAGAGAAGCCGTGGGATTTTGTGGCGATGGGAGATCCGTTCGTTGCGCAGCATTACCGAGATGACCAGCCGGGGCGGTGTCTCATCCTTGGCTATGCGCCGTCGGTCTGGCGCGATGTCGACACCGCACTTGATCTCGGTGCCGTTGACGCCGTGATCGCGTCGCCGGAGGCGGCGGCGCACTGGCCAGGGCAGATCCTTGCCATCGCGCGGGATGACGAACACGCGGGGCGCCTTGCGCGCATGCACGGCTTCGATGACTTGGCTTGGTGCGGACGGTCAGAAAGGACGGCAGCGTGAAGATCTTCGGCTTTCCGCGCGCCAAGAAAAAGGCCATGTCACCGGCGCCGGAGCGCGGCTGGTGGCCAATCATCCGCGAGTCTTTCCCGGGCGCATGGCAGCGCAACGTCGAGGTCAAATTCGACAGCGTGCTGTCGCACCATGCCGACTTTGCGTGCCGGACGTTGATTGCGTCCGACATCGCCAAGCTGCGCGTGAAACTGGTGGAGAAGGATGAGAACGGCATCTGGGAGGAGATCACGAGCTCAGCCTACTCGCCGGTGCTGCGCAAGCCCAATACGTTCCAGAACCACATCCAGTTCTTCGAAAGCTGGATGCTGTCGAAGCTGCAGCGCGGCAATACCTACGTACTGAAACAGCGTGACGCGCGGACCGTCGTCAAGCGACTGTACGTGCTCGATCCGACCTTAGTAACGCCGCTCGTGGCCGACAACGGCGACGTCTACTACCAGCTCGGCGACGACCGGCTGGCTGGCGTTCAGCACCAGCTCGTCGTCCCGGCCAGTGAAATCATTCACGATCGCTTCAATACGTTTTTCCATCCGCTGGTCGGCCTATCACCCATCTTCGCGTCGGGGCTCGCTGCGATGCATGGGCTGGCTATTCAGAACGACAGTGCACGGTTCTTCCAGAATGGCGCGCGGCCTGGTGGTGTGCTCACCGCACCGGCGGCGATTTCCAATGAGACGGCCGCCCGCCTGAAGGAATATTGGGACAGCGAGTTCGGTGGCGAGAAGTCTGGTAAAGTAGCCGTGCTCGGTGACGGACTCAAATATGAGCCGATGCGCGCGAAAGCGGTCGACTCGCAGCTGATTGAGCAGTTGAAGTGGACCGCCGAGGTCGTCTGCGGCGTCTACCATGTCCCGGCCTTCATGGCCGGAGTCGGCTCGGAGCCCAACTATAACAACGTGCAGAACCTGACGCTGCGCTATTACAGCCAGTGCCTGCAGGTGCATATCGAGTCGATCGAGGCCTGTCTTGATGAAGGCCTCGGGATGGACGGCGTGAAGGTTGGCACCGAGTTCGACACGGACGAACTATTGCGAATGGACGAGAGCACCCAGATGGCAGTGCTCGAAAAGTCAAAGGGCAAGCTAACCGTAAACGAGCAGCGTCGCCGGTTGAATCGCAAGCCCGTTGCCGGCGGCGACACTGTGTATTTGCAGGAGCAGGATCACAGCCTGGAATGGCTGGCGCGGCGCGACGCGCAGCCGCTCGAGCCACAGACCGCGCCACCGGCGGCAAACGAACCAGAGATGGACGATGAGGCCAGGGCGCTGCTGATGCGCGCCACACTCCGCAAAGAACTCGGTCTCGCGGCCTAAGCACACAGGATGCCGGAATGAACTATGCCGACATTACGTCGATGATCCGGGAGATTGCGCCCGTCATCCGTGAGTATACGGCAGCTTCGCTGGCTCCTGTCGTCGATAGGATCGACGCCTTGGCGCGCCGCCTGGACGACATGCCGCCGCCGAAAGACGGTAAGGACGCCGACGAAGACGCGATAACTGCGCGTCTGCGCGGCGAACTCAGTGAGGACATAAAGCAGCTTCGTGGTGCGGTATCCCACGAGATCCAAACGGTGTACGAGCGCCTGAGCGCTGTGGCAGGAGAACTGCCAGAGATGATCGATCAGGCAGTCGCAGCGATGCCAAAGCCGAAAGACGGCAACGCCGCAGGCGAGGCCGCCATTGCAGCGTTGGTTCGAGATGAGATCGGCAAGGATATGGCCGAGATCCGCGATGCCCTGGCGGGGTTGCAGGCAACGGCGCGTAGCGCTGAGCCCGACACCGAGGCGATCGTCAGCCAAGTCATGGCCCTGATACCGAAGCCGAAGGACGGCGAGCCAGGCCAAAGTGTAAGCGTCGACGACCTGCTGCCGCACATCGAAGAGCGTGTGCGCGCGGCCGTGGCGGAGCTGCCGGTGGCCAAGGACGGCGTCGGTCTAGCGGGTGCTCTGATCGATCGGGATGGCGAACTCGTCATCACGCTATCCGACGGACGCCAGCAGAAGCTTGGTCCGGTTGTCGGCACGAGCGTCGACGAGCGGGTGATCGTGCAGCGCCTGTGTGGAGAGGTGGCCGACCGGATCGAGGAGCTGAAGGTGCAGGTGGCCGAAGCCAAGTCGCAGGCTGAGGCCGTGCAGGTTCAGGACGTGGCCGGTATAATCGCAGACTCCATAAAGGCTCTGCCGTCGACGATGTCGCGCGGAGACGTAGCGGCCATGATTGAGGAGGCCGTGCAGGGGCTTTCTACGTGGGATGCCGCGACCGTCGATGCCGAGATCGCGCGGCACGTTGCGAAGGCCTTTGACCAGCTTCCCAAGCCGCGCGACGGCGCATCCGTCACAGTAGACGACGTGCGCCCGCTCATCGACGAGCAAGTGTCGAAAGCCGTGGCGGAGCTACCCCAACCCAGAGATGGCGTGGACGGACGCGGGTTGGCGTCTATGCTCATCGACCGGGACGGCGGCCTCGTCGCCACCATGACCGACGGTCGCACGGAGAATCTGGGTCGTGTCGTCGGGCGTGACGGTGAGGATGCCGACATGGCCACCATCGAGCGCCGCATCGCCGAGTGCGTCAAGGCGCTGCCGCAGCCCAAGGACGGAATCGACGGCGTCGGCTTTGATGACCTCGATCTGGAGGAGGCGGACGACGGCGTATTCATCAAGTTCGCGCGCGGGGAGCGGACAAAGCGCTACCGTCTGCCGGTGGTCGTCGACCGCGGTGTCTATCGACAGGGCGCGAGTTACGGCAAGGGCAACGGCGTCACCTGGGGCGGTTGCTTCTGGATTGCGCGCGTCGATACCAGCGACAAGCCTGGCGCGACGGATGCGTGGCGCCTCGCAGTCAAAAAAGGTCGCGACGGAAAGGACGCCAGATAATGGTGGCGCTCGCCTCTCTCGATCGCGTAAAGGCCGCGTTACGGGTCGATAGCGCGGACGACGACGCGGTTCTCGGGCTCTATATCGAGGCGGCAAGTGCGGCCGTGATCAACTATCTGAAGGACCGCGCGAAAGACTATCTCGGCGATGGGTCGGATGCAGAGATAGCACCCGAACTCCAAGTCGCGACGATCATGCTCGTTGGCCACTTCTACAAGGAGCCGGATGGCGACGCGGAGAAGGCCTTTGCCAGAGGGTACTTGCCGGCTCCAGTCACCGCCCTGCTTTGTCCGCTCCGCGATCCCGCCCTTAAATGACCGGAGCCAGATCGGTGACAGCGGGCGATCTTCGAGAGCGATTCAAGATCCAAAGGAATGTAGCCGCTGGCGATTGGTCGGGACATCCGGCAGAGGCGGACTGGCAGGATCGGTTCGAAATCTGGGGCGGCATCAAGTTCTTGCGGGGGAGCGAGGCAGTGATTGCGGCCCGCTTGACCGCTCGGCAGCCGGCCGTTTTGAGGATCCGCACCAGCTCCCAGGCACGCTCCATTCTGCCGTCCGATCGCGCCGTCAATGCGCGGACGGGAGAGATATTCAATATCCGCGAGCTTCCGCGTACAGCCCGGGACAATCGCGGGTTCCTGGAAATGCTGGTCGAGGCCGGAGCGAACTGATGGTGAAGGTCAAGATTGAAGGGCTCCGGGAATTGGAGTCTGCGCTTACGGAGTTGTCAAAAGGCGCGGCCAAAGGCGCGCTGAAGCGGGCGCTGATCAAATCGGCGGAGCCGATGCGCCTCGCGGCCGTGCGCAATGCGCCTGAAGACAAGGGCGGCCTGAAGCGAGGGATCAAGATCGGCGTCAAGATCGCCAAGGACAAAAGCAAAGATCCCGGCAGCCGCGCCTTTGCCGCGACGATGGCCGCGGGCGGCACCCGCGGGGAAGCGGTGCAGGCGCTGCGCAATGCCAGACGTTCGCAGGGCGTCGGCGAAACATTCGCTGAGGCCTTCATGGGGCCTGTGCGGGCGAACAAGAAGAACTCCATCAAGGCGATGGCTCAGGAGTTCGGCAGCGTCCATCATCCAGCGCACCCCTACATGCGGCCAGCGTTCGATAGTGAGGCCGGGAACGTCGTCAACCGCATCAAAGGCGAACTGACGAGCGAGATCGCCAAATCGGTAAAGCGCGCGCGGGCACGCGCGGCGCGGCTGGCATCCAAGGGGTAAGCCGTGGAAGAGCAGCTGACTGGCCTCATCGCCACGGCGGCGCCGCGGCGGTTCTGGGGGCGTGCACCACAATCACCGTCGCCAGCAAGGCCGTACGCCGTGCTGTCGCGCATATCTGGGGCGCGCGATTACCACGCGCAGGGGCCGTCCGGATATGTCGTCAGCCGCGTGCAGATCGACGTCTACGCCGACACCTACGTCGCGGCACACGGGACCGCCCAAAGCATCGTCGCGGCGGTCTCCGGATACCGCGGGGGCGGCATCAACGCCGTCTTCATCGATAGCCAGCACGACCTGAGCGGGCTCGAAGCTGGCGACCCGCACGAACTCTATCGCGTGTCGATCGACGTGATCGTGCATCACGCGGAGTAACTACTCGCATCAGCAACTTTATCTAGCCGCCTTGCGCGGCCAATTCCGCATGGGGAACCTACGATGTCTGACGCAATGATCGGCTACGGCACTTTCTTCCACATCAGCCAGGACGGCGGCGCGACCTGGTTCGAGATGGGAGAAGTGTTCAACATCACCCCGCCGAGCGACACTGTGGATCAGCAAGATGTTACGCATATGCAGTCGCCACAGCGACGCCGCGAGTTTATCCCTGGACTGTCGGATCCAGGGTCGGCCAGCTTCGAGCAGAATTTTATTCCTGGGTCGGCCTCCGACCTCAAGGTTCAGTCCATCCGAGCGGCTGGCGAGCAAGTGCTCTGTCGGATCACGTTTCCGAACGCCGTGACGTGGAAATTTACGGGGCAGGTGGAAAGCTATGAACCCGCTGTCCCGACCGAAGACAAGATGACGTGCACCGTTTCGTGGAAGGTGTCGGGATCGACGATCGCAACCGCCGCCGCTGCGCCGGTCAACTCTGTGCTGCCGGCCGTTGCTGGCATCGCACAGCAGGACCAGGTGCTCACCGCGTTCGAGGGTGTCTGGAGCCAAGCCGCCACCTTCACATATCAGTGGAACCTTGACGGGGTCGCGATCAACGGCGCCACCGGCAAGACCTACGCGGTAGTGCTGGGCGATGTAGGCGATCCTATTACCGTGACCGTCACCGCCTCCAATTCGGCAGGATCGGCCAGCGCCACCAGCGCGCCGACGGCCGATGTGATCGGAGCGTAATCCAATGGCGAATGTTCATCGTGGCCAGGTGTCGCTCGCCGTGGGCGACACCACATACACCCTTTCCCTCTCAACGAACGCCCTCTGCGATCTGGAGGACCTGTTCGGTAAGAACGTGACCGAAGTCGCCGCTCTGCTGGGCGCCGACAACGTCAGCATGAAGACGGTGCGCGGCATGTTCTGGGCGGCCCTGCAGGATCATCACCCCGACGTTGATCTCAAAGGAGCCGGTCGCATCATCACCGATGCGGGCATGCCGGCGGCAATGGAAGCCATCGGCAAGGCGTTCAAGGCGGCGTTCCCGGAGAATAGCGGCTCGCACCCTCGGAAGGCAGCGAAGGCATAGACTGGCCTTCGCTGCTGGAATCCTGGGTGGCAGCGGAGCAGCCGCCAGAGTTGTTCTGGCGGCTCACGCTCCGCGAGATCGCCGTTATCTTGAAGGGCGCGAGCGCCAATTTGCGCAGGCGCCACGACGAAGCCGCCTGGCTCGCATGGCACATCGAAGCGCTGGCACGCGCGAAGAAGTTGCCGAAGCTCGAAACCATGCAATCGAAAGCGCCAAGGAAATCCCGCCGGATGACACCGGAGGAGATGATCTCCATGGCGCACCTGTGGGCCGCCGCAACAACGCGACCTTATTGATCCGGAGGACTAGCTTTGGCCAGTACAGTCATTGGCTCGCTGCGGGTCAACCTCGGTATCGACACGGCCGCGTTCATTGCCGGACTGCAGAACGCGACGAAGCATCTCGACCGTGTCGGGAAGCAGATGCAGGCCATCGGGCGCCAGATGTCGAGCACTATCACGGCTCCGATGGCGCTCGTTGGGACTGGCATCCTCAAGATGTCGGCCGACTTCGAGCAGGCGATGTCGAACATCTCCGCTGTGCTGCGGCCGACGCAGGAGGAGTTCAAAAAGCTCGGCGACCTCGCCGTACTGTTGGCGCAGACGACGAAGTACACGGCGAAGGAAGCGGCGGACGGCATGGAGATGCTGGCCCGCAATGGCATCGATGCAGCAAACATTCTCGGAGGCGCCGCCACCGCCACGCTCAACCTCGCCTCGGCGGCCAATGCCAGCCTGCCTTCGGCGGCCGACGCCATGACTGACGTGATGGTCGCGTTCAAAAAGACCGGACCAGAACTCACCGACGTTGTGAATAACATCGCCGGTACGCTCGTGAACTCGAAGATGGGCTGGGAAGATTATTTCGGTGCCATGAGCCAGGCGGCGGGCATCGCCGGTTCATCCGGCATGTCGTTCTCCGACATGAATGCCATCCTCGCTGCGACGGCACCTGCGTTCAAGAATGGTACTGAGGCCGGCACGTCGTTCAAGGGGTTCCTGTTGAAACTGGCGCCGTCCAGCAAACAAGCAAAGGAGATCATGCGCGATCTCAATCTCGAGTTTTTCAATGCCCAAGGGTTCATGAAAACGGCGGGAGAAATTGCCGAAGAGTTGCGCACCAAGGTCGGCAAGTTGACGAAACAGTCTCAAGTGGAGGTTCTTGGGGCGCTGTTCGGGCAACGCACGATCCGAACTGCTCTGCGCCTGATGGAGGAAGGGGCCGCGGGCATCGAGCGGTTTCGCGAAAAGATCGCCAAGGGGGACGCGGAGCAGATGGCCAAGACGCGCCTGGATAACTTCTGGGGCTCCTGGAACATGCTGAGGGCGGCCGTTGAGAGCGCAGCAATAGCGATCGGCAATTCCGGGTTTCTGGCGTGGGCACGTTCTGCTGTTGATAGCGTTGCCGAGTTCGCCCGTTCGGTCGCGGCCCTCAATCCGGAGTTGCTCCGTTTCATCGCAATTATGGGAACGCTGGTCACTGTTGCTGGTCCGGCGATCGCCGGCATCGGACTTTTGGTGGCAGGCATTGTGGCGATTGGCGGGCCCATCTCGTGGACGATCGTCGCGATCGCGGCCCTGGTCACAGCGATCACGGCTTACTGGGACGAGATCAAGATCGCTACGCGGATGCTGACCAACGTGTTCTCGGACGTTTACGAGAGCATAAAGGGGTGGTGCGTGTCAGTTTACGGCGCGGTGAAAGAGTGGCTCGTCGATAAGTTCGGATGGGCCATTGATGGGCTGACGAGCATGATGGAACGCGTGAGCAACGCGTTCAGCGGCCTCACCGAGTTGGATGACGTCAAGCGGGAAGCTCAAAATACTCAGATGGCCATCGACAAGGCGTTCGATGGCATGAAGGCGAGCGGGGTCGCCGCCGGGAAGGCCGTCTCATTCGCCTGGCGGCAAGCGGCGGCGGACATCAAGCGAGAGGCCGATGAGGCGAAGCTGAGGCTTGAGAAAATGGCAAAATGGCGAAAGGTGTTTGCGCGCCGCCGCGGACCGTCGAAAGACCAGCTTGCCTCAGGGCTACCCACGCGCCGCTCATCCGACGAAGTCGATCTCGGCACCTACGGCATCGAAACGTTCGACTCCAGTCAGTATGAGGATGGCGAGCGCATCATCAAACAGTTGAAGAAGAGCACGGAAGCGCTCGCTCGGGAGGGGAAGCGTGTTTTCGACGAGACGCGTACACCAGCGGAAGCACTGCGCATCGAGTTGACACGCCTGGACAACCTGGTGAATTCCGGTTCGATCGACTTCGAGACGTACTCGCGGGCGGTCAAGGCGGCGAAGGACGAGTTCTCCGGCTATAATGATCTCGTGCGCGAGGGAAAAAGTGTCTTCGAGGCAACGCGGACGCCTGCAGAAGCGCTGCGCCTAGAGTTCGAGCGCCTGAATAAGCTGGTGAATGTCGGAGCTATAGACTTCGATACATATACGCGAGCCGTAGCCCAGGCGCAGAACGAGTTCACGGGCCTCAATCGTGTTGCCGAGAATGTCAGCCAGTCGTTCGGTTCTGCGCTGGAAGACATGCTAATCGATGGCGCAAGCTGGCGCGATTCACTTGCCGGGTTTCTGAAGGACATCGCCCGCGAAATCCTGCGCGTTGCGGCTCTTACGCCGCTGATGAACTCGATCAAGCAAGGCATCACGTCCGCGTTCGGATCGGGTGGCGGCGGCTTCAACCTCGGCAGCCTGTTCAGCTCACTGCCCGGGTTTGCCGACGGTGGATCGTTCCAGGTTGGCGGCACGGGTGGCATCGATAGTCAGCTCGTGGCGTTCCGGGCCTCGCCTAATGAGCGCGTTACGATCACGAAGCCAGGACAGGCGCGCGGCGCGGTATCCGTCAGCATCCCCATTCAGATCGACGCCTCCGGCGCGGACACGGCAGCAGTTGCGCGTCTGGAGCGTGGTCTCGACCAAGCTATCGGCAGCATGCGCCGCGTGGCCGTCGAAGCGGTCAGCGAAGCCATGGATAGGAATATCGCCTGATGGCTCTCATCATGCCGCCCTACGAGTTCCCGCGCGAGATGCCGCTGCGGAAAGGATTCCATCCGTTCGAATCCGGTCAGTTCGAGCCGAGCTATGGGCTTGTGCGTGCGCCAACGCGCGGGAGCCGCGTTCAAGTGGTCAACGTGGCGACGCCGCTGTGGGCGATGGAGTTCGCCTCCCATGTAATGCCGCACGACGAAGCCCAAGCCTATCTGGCGTGGATGCAATCACTGCGGGGTGGTGCGCGGCTCTTCAAGGCGTGGCACCCGCTGTGCAAATACCCGTATGCCTATCGCGAGGGATGGGGCTCGCTGGTGCATGCCGATGGCTCGACGCCGTTTAGTGGCTCAGGCGTGTTGAGCGGTATCGGCGAGCAGCGCGACGCGGTGACCGTTGCCGACCTTCCGGCAGGCTTCAAACTTACCTTTGGCGATATGCTGAGCATTCCGCTCGGTGCGACCGGGCGCTCGCTGCACCGCGTGATGGTGCCGGCGACGGCCAACGGCCTGGGCGTGGCTGTTGTCACGATAGAACCGTCTATTCCGCTCTCGCTCGCCATCAGCGAGGCACCTCCGGCGGTGCTGTTTGAAAGGCCGTGGTGCCTCGCCGTTATCGATGCCGACAGCATCCGCGGGCCTTGGCAGCCGGGTGCATTCGGTCGGGTTTCATTTTCAGCGGTGCAGACCTTCTAAATGCGCATTCTATCGAACGACGCTCTGGCGGCGCTGGACAGCGGCCGCTTCGCGGTCCGCTGCCTGCTCACAGTCGAAATGGATGATCCCGAGGATCTCTTCGCGATCTGGGATGACATCGGCAGCATCACGATCGACGGCGTCACCTACACGGGTTCGGCCGGCCGCTTCACCGTGCAGACTTCGCAATCGGTGAAGGACCTGTCGATCCAGAACCTCGATGTCACCCTGTCCGGTCTCGATAGTGAGGTTGCGAACATGATCGACAGCGCTGCGTGGCATCAGCGCCCGATCACCATTACGCGCGCAATCATCGGCACCGAAGTCCCGGCCGTGCTGCACCTGATGCCGGAGTTTGTCGGGTTTCTCGATCAGATGATCTGGCGGGAGACCCAGGGCGGCACAACTGAGCTCCGGTTCCGGGCAGAATCGACATCGCGAGAGTTCAACCGCGCCGGCGCGCGCACCCGCTCATCGGCCGATCAAAAGCAACGTGACCCAACGGACGGCCTGTTCGATTTCGCCACGGCCGCAATCACGACCCAGATCAACTGGGGGCACAGTCCGCAGGACCCGGCGGCAATGGCTAAACCGAAACAATCCGGGCTCGCCAAACTGTTGAGCAAGATATTCTGATGCTCGAGCTCACGCGACGGCCGGACTGGCCAGAACGGCTGATGTCGACGGTGGAGCACCACCGCAACGCGGCGTTCGAATGGGGCGCCTTTGACTGCGCGACGCTGTTTGCGGACGCGGTTGCAGCGCTTACGGACGTGGATCCGCTGGCCAAGTACAGGCCGTGGAAAAACGAGCGTTCGGCCCGCATGAAAATGATCCGCGCTGGCTTCAAGACGATGCAGACCTTCACGCGCGCGAACTTTCCGGAGATCAACCCGGCGCAGGTGCAACGTGGCGACATCGGGTTTGCGCACGAGGCAGGCAATCTTTCGTGCCCAGCCGTCGTCGTCGGTGCCCATGCGGTGTCCCGTGATGAACAGGGGTGGATCGTCATCCCGACGTCTCTGCTGACGCTGGCCTTCAAGGTAGGCTGACCAATCCATGGCTTTTGTTGCGCCCTTATTGGGTGCCGTCCTTGGCGGCATCACGGCGACGGCTGTCGGGCAGGCTGTCCTCGGCATTGGCTTGACGGTGGCTGCAAACTATCTCACGCGCCGCAAGCAACCTGAAAGCTCATCGGCGGCGCGCGGCATGTCGCTCTCCCTTCGGGTGGAGAGCAACGAGTTCCGTGAAGTCATTCTCGGAAAGGCCGCTTCCGCCGGGTCGCTCAAGTACCACAACACCTACGGGCCAAACGGGAACGACTACCTACAGCTGCTCTACGTCTTGGCCGACCACGAATGTGACGGTCTCGACGGCATTCTTGTCGACGGTCAGCCGGTCACACGCTCCGGCAACACGGTCAACGAATATGCCGGGCACATGTGGGTGAGCTTTTTCTCCGGCGCGTGGGATCAGCCGGCCGCCGCCGAGCTCGTTGCCGAGAATGCCAACTGGAGCAGCAACAATCGCGGTCGCGGCGTTTGCTACGCCGTCGTCACGCTGAAATTCGACGCGACTCGGTTTCCCAACGGGATCCCATCGTTCTTGTTCGTGGTGCGCGGGGCAAAGCTCTACGACTGGCGCAAGGATTCCACCAACGGCGGCTTGGGTTCTCAGCGCTGGGGGCAGCCTAGCACCTACGAGTGGAGCGATAATCCGACCGTCTGCCTCTACAATTGGAAGCGCGGCATCTACGTCAACGACGACCGCCTTGCCGGCATGAACGCGCCGGCGTCGTCACTGCCGCTGTCCGAATGGACCGC